CTGGAAACATTAACCTGACCTAAATTTTTAGGGTCGATATTAATTGGTGCATCAATAAGTTTTTTGGTTTGGTTATTTGTAGTCAAATATGTAAAAAGTTTAATTATATCAGATACTTTACCTTTTTCAACTTCGGTTTTAGGTTTTAAAGTTTTTGTTATTTCCGTTGCAGATTTTGGAAAAAAAGTATACGCCATTTAGAATCTCCGTTAAGTAACAGTATTTATTATACACACCTAACGGATAATGTCAATATTTGTATCATTAGTCCAGACTTCAAGTGTTGTGCGGAGGCGACCTTCGTTTCTTAGTGTCTCATAACGATTACTGGCTTTCTTCTTCCACCAGTCAATGATATTCTTTAAATTGTGTTTTTCGTAGTTTTCACCAGGTAGAAGAACATCGGTCTTACAGTCAACATAATCAACCATATTCTTAAATCCGTAATCGGATGTATAATATCTTTTCTGTTCTGTCAACCTTTTAGCGTTCTCAATCGTTGATTGGAATGCTGCTGCTTCACCAGTACCTTTTAAAGCAGCCTTGGTCATGGATATAATCTTCATGGATATCTTTAGTTTACGACTAGAGATATTATCATCTACAATCTTTCCCACTTTATCTTCTACAAACTTTACCAAATCAGAATACGGTTTGCCGTGCATCATTGGTAAAAAGTCCGATTCAGTTTCACCTTGATGGCGAATCAAAGGTTTCATGCCATCATATTGAGAAGATGATTTTGTAGAACCATACAGACTGGTAGTTTCAAACAAACATAGATTCATATTGTATTTCTTGTTTACCATTTCTCTGACAGTATGACTGGTACAGATGGCAGCCAATAGTTTACCGCCAAGATAATTAAAACCGAATGGCTGTGACGGTACAATTACAAAGCCCATCATCGCTGAATCATTGAATCGTTTTCCCCACTCAGGTTTCTGCGTAAACACTTGGCCAAGCATTTTATTTCGGGGTTTACAGTTGATGACAGGTGAACCTAAACGAATGAATCCAAGATACTTTCCTGTGTTCCGTTCTCTAACGGCAAGTTTAATGTTACGGCCAACGGGTGCAATATTAACATGAGAACTGGTAATAGACAATAATGTTTCCCAAGTGACACTACCAATCTCACACACTTCAATATCCATATCATTAGGATGCATTGTAAAATCGGAGAACAAATCATCTTCTGGTGGAAATAATGCGGTTGGTATTTCAGATAATGAATTTAATTTTTGGTCACGCATATATTCGTCAATGCGGTCAAAGTTACCAAAGTAATCTTGAAATACCTTTGCACAATGCAAGGCATCATCTTTACTCAATATCATACTTTAAAACCTTCAAATGACTTCTTCTCACGGTTACCAAAAGTGTTTATTGGTTTATCTTGGCCAGAATCAGCAATACCTGCTTGACCTGATTGTTCTACATCATACAGGCGCATCTTTGATCTGTCAACACCAATCGTAAATCTCTTGTAGTGTGTAGGATCATTATACCGATTCTTTAACTGTTTGACAATCATTTGACCTAATTCTTCAAGTTCTTCAGAAGAGATCAAAGCAAACATAAGATCGGCTGTGGCCGGTAAACCAAATGACTCAGAGGTATCTTCAAGACCCGGATCGCTACTAGTAAAACCAGATCGAGTTGTCTGTGTAGCTGATACTATGGGAACATTGTGTTCCACAGCCATACCTCGAAGTTCTTCAGCGATTGACTTAATGTAGGTATAGGAATTAATATTTGCGCCAGCCTTAATACGAGAACTGCAACATATATTAAGATAGTCAATAAAAATAATATCGGGCACAAAACTGCGTTTAAGATTAAGTTCATTCAGTAAGGTCCTAAAGTGTGTTGTAGAAGCAGAAGCGGTTGGATATTCTTTGATAATTAATTTGCCTGTAGTCTTTTCACGGACCCGAGCGACCTTCTTGTCATATATATCTTTTGGTAACTCCATAAGATCATCAAGAGATACATTTAATAAATTAGCATCTATTCTTTCAGCAATTTTTTCTTCAGCCATTTCAAGGGTGATATAAAGAACATTACGACCTTGTGACATAGCACCAGCGGCAACATGACACATAAAAAGAGACTTACCAACACCAGTACCAGCAAGAGCAATGTTAAGTGTCTTAGCAGGCAAACCGCCTTTTGTGATTTTGTTAAAGTATTCCAAATCAAACGGAATTCTTTCTTCCTTTCTGTGGTAAAATTCATATCGTTCATCACTATTCTCCAAATAATCATGGCCTACTGAATTATCAAAACTTATCGCCAGAGCGTCTGATAATATCTTGGGAATTGAACCCTTCTCTCGTTGCTTGTCTTTCCCGTCAAGGATAGAAATAGACCCCAATACTGCATTGTAGATCGCCCTCTCTTGGCAAAACTTTTCCGATTTATCAACAAGCCATTGAATCTCGGCCGTCTTTTCTTTATCGTTTTGCACATCTTGTAGATACGCCTCACATCTCTCCACTTCATCATTTGTAAGATTTTTCTTTTCTCTGATGGCAATTCTAAGCGCTTCAACCGGCGGTGTGCTATTATAAGATGTCGTGAAGTGTTGTATTTCATCAAAAATTACCTTTTCGGCTTTATCATTAAAATATTCGGTCTTTAAAAATGGCAATACTTTACGAAGATAGTCTTCATTGTAAATCAAATTTCTTAATATCGTTTGTTCTAATTTCATAACAATTTTAAACCCCAAGAAAATATTCCAATTAAATACATGATAGTGGCCACAACCTCAACAACGAAAAGTGGTTTATCATTTTGTACAAGGCCTGTACAAGTCCAAAGAAAAGAACCAATGAAACTCAGAAAGATATTAAGTGGGTAAATATTAAAACTGGTAAGCAATATACCCAATAAACATAATATCGTTCCTACCCACTTTACCTCATTAAGATAAAGTTGAATTGTTTTCATCAATCAATTCTTGATCCATGTTAGCACTCATCATTTCAACCAAGAAATCACCAAGATAGTTCTTAAAGGTCATATCTTTTTCTAGATTCTTTGGTTTGTCAACTATAGATTCTAACACATCATAAGCGAAAAGTAAATGCATTTCGCCATCTTCTTCCTTTAACTTTACCTTACCATACTTAAACACAGTATCTACATAAGGTCCTTGGAGTAGTTTAATATTTACGGTAGTCTTATCATTTTTAGGATAGATAAAACAATAATCAACGCCTTCAATCATTTTTCTGTTCCATTAGAAGTTTCAAGTTCAAACGCTTCACCAACACCACCTTTCATAATTTCTCCAGTGGTAATGGCATATTTCTTTTGAATGTATTCTTGAAATGATTTCTTATTCAAGATTGGCATCCAAAAGTCTTTACTATCGGTTTCTTTAATACGATACTTCTTATCTTGAATTTCACCAGTCTCAATATCAACTTTTGAATACCAACCATTAGTAGGTTTAATTACATGTCCTGATTCCAGAGCAACATCAAGTAAACCAGACCATCGGCTAATGCCACCATCAAAAGAAACGGTGACAGGTATTTTAGATTTCTCTCTAACATAACGACTCTTCTCTACATTGATGATGAAATTATAACCAACAACTTCAGTGCCTTCTTTCTCTTGCTGCCGACCAATAATAAAGATATTATCAGCGGAGTAATATGAACCAGTACCACCACCTACAATATCTTTAGGGAACATACCAATTTCTTTGTATGTATGATTCACCACGATCATAGGAATGTCTTTAATATTCAAATGAGGTGTTACCATACGAAACAAAGATTTAACTTGTTTAGCTCTTGACATATCAGCAACAGACTTACCTTCAAGTGCATCTTCTACTTCTTTTTTTGATGCTAGATTACCAATTGAATCAATAACAATAATCAAATGTTCACCACGTTCAAGATTGGTCAACTGTTGCATAATATCAAATTTTAATTGTTCTATGTCTGTAAGAGGAGTGTGAAGCACCCTATTAGTGTCGATACCAAAAGTATCAAAATAAGATTGTGGCGTACCAAATTCAGAATCATAGAAAAGTAATGCTGCATCTTTATATTTCTCCAAGTAAGATTTTGCCATCAAAAGAGAAAATGCAGTCTTAAAGTGTTTTGATGGACCTGCCCACATCGTAAGACCAGGAGTTAAACCTCCATCTAATTGACCTGACAGCGCCACATTGATGATGGGAATTGCTGTAGGTATCATATCTTTACTAGTAAAAAACTTAGACTTGGCCAAAATAGCCGAGTCTTTAATACTACTATTCTTTTTAATTTTATCAAGAATACTCATTACAATTTCTCCTTAAACGAAAACGGTACATCATAGTCATATTTAGGTTCTAGCGTCTTTATTGTTGCGATATTTTCTTTACGAATTTGGAGAACATCTTTATCGCCTTGATTATATCTAGTTTCTCCTTTGGGTGCATCTTCATCATCCTTATTCGCCGAATCTTTTGCCATAGAAATTGTTTCGGTACCTTTTGGTTTATTCTCATTTTCTTTGAGTGAAATATTTGCAGATATCAATAATAACACAGCTAACGGGTCAAACACAAGCATTATTAACATTATTACCAGTCGAACAGCTTTATCAACACTACCATCTTCTTTACCGTAGATCAACTCCGCCACATACTTAATAGGACCAATATCAGCCGTTAACCTATTTTCTTCTTTAAGTAATGGTAATTTTCTTTTAGTTAATTCTGATATTTCTTTCTGTGTGTCTTGTATTTGTTTATCCAAACGGTAACTTGCTGTTGATGGATCCTTAGCTCGTTTCAATAAGTAATCCATTCTATCTTTGGCAATATTCTCTTGTGCCAATATTGTTTTAACTTCGATATTATTATAACCAGAATCTAATGAAGAATCTATGTGTGATTTGGCCAAGAACCCAAAGATACCCATTGAAGTGATTAACATTAATAACATAACAGAAGCGGTGAGATATATCTTTAGGAGTACAGGAGAAGTCTTCCAATTGCGATATAACCACGAGGCTGTAACTAGCTTAGCAAACTCAAGAGTAGAACCCATAAACACCACAGGCCAGAAAGCTCCCATAAAAATGGCAGCTAATCCGATCACTGAATAATATGCTGCTATTCCTGACAGTAATAAAGCTGCCAGAAATGTAAAGTATATCATGTAAAGAAGTCCTCTAATGAATTTTGTTTCTCTATAGACCAACCAAGACAATCTAAAATAACTTTAATGGGGTCTACAAATGCCTTTTCAAATTGCATATCGTAATCAATATATTTTTGTAAATCGAATTCTTTAGGCAATCGATTAGGATACGATATAACCATATCTTTAAAGATATTAGGTAACTTAAGATAAGTGAATTTAAGTTTCTCACCTTCTTGTATCAATGGGTATTTATTCGTTAGCTTATGTTCTTTGAGATAGTAGTTATACAACAAGGCACCTTTAACATGAATTGGAGTACCTTTCTTATAGATTGAAATTGAATCTGAATAATTCTCCAGGCCATTGACACCTCTAGGGAAAGAAATATCTTCTACAGGCAGACCTTTAAATTGTTCTCTAAAGTCACCAATAAACTTATGAACATCTTCTTCTGTACCACTCACGATCAACTTGATTAATTCTTTCATCTTTTCACGAATGACGGAAGGTGTAGAAGACTTAATCATCTCAAGACCCATCACCTTCATGTGAGGTTCGTTATACTGAACACCTTCATTGTTGTATATATTAAGAATATATCGTTTCTTGGCAGTCCAGATACCTTTATCAGAAAGACCTTCTCGTTTCATCTCCATCTTTTGTTGATAGGCATGTACATATTCAGCCAATTCTTTATATGATCTATCAATGAATGGCTGTAACTTATCTTCACAGATTTTGTCCATGAGAGCAATTACCTTTTGTTTATCACTGGTGTCTTTAATAAACTTATCAACTAATTCACCCATACGAAGATAGATTGAATCTGTATCAGAAGCAATTACATAGTCCACATTCTTTGTTTCAAGCAACTTGTTCATATATTCGTTAATCTTACCTTCAATCCAGCGAATACTTAATTGGCCAGCAGATGTGACACCCAACGCCATACGTAAATCATAGAAACGGAAATACTGAGAACCCAAAGCACCGTAAGCGGAATTAAGAGATACTTTTTTAGCCAATTGTATATTATTGAACTTAGCGACCTTTTTGTCAATTTCATATTTTTTAGCCTCGTTAGTTTCTTTTTCGTATTCTTGTTTGGCTTGAATCATTAACTTCTTATATTTCTTACGATCTTCATACATTTCTTCCATCATAGCTGGTAAGAACCCCTGTTTGTCGGTTCTAAAGAATTGACCATTAGGAGTTAATGTAACATTGGTGAGACCAGAAGTGTCTATCTTCTTCAGCAATAACTTATCGACAGTAACACCCTTTGATATAATATTACGCATTTCTTCTGTATAATCTTCTGGATCAATCAGATTCTCTGGAGAAATATTATATTGCATCATCAAATGTGGATAAAGTGAATTTAAATCAAAACTAGCAACCCAATTATGCATACCAACCTGTACGTCTTTAACATAGGCACCTTCGAAGGCCGAATCTTTACTTTTATGTTCACGGGGCGGCACAATAATATTCTTTTCAAACAAATAAGAATAAGTCAGAGCATCCCACATACGAGTTTGAGCAAATACATCTTCAAAGTTTGTCTTGGTATCATATGCCAAGGTGATTGCTAGTTCAAGAAGTTTTAACTTGTCTTCCATCTTAATAATCAACTGTACGTCTTTAATGTTATATTCAATAAACTTTTGATAGTTTTCTTTATATAACTGGTGAAGATTATCAAACTCATCATACGATAACTTACCTTGACCTAGTTCGACCTGAGCAATATTATCTAATCGATACGACTCCTGTGACTTACCATTAGGTGAATACCACTTATATAGATCAATATAATCAAGGGATGATACACCAGTAAAGGTATATTCAATCAGCATACGGCCATTAATATTCTTATTACGTTCACTGATATAGTTCCATGGCGAAAGTTTCTTTGTATCATCTTCACCAAGAATTTTACGAAAACGATTAACAAGATAAGGTATGTCAAAGAACTTGGTGTTCCAACCAGTAATGATATCAGGACACTTCTTTGTCCATAACTCCATAAATTGTTTACAGAGTGTCCATTCATCGCGGCACTTCACATAGACTTCATCGCCTTGCTTGTCATAGTCACCGCAACCAAACACAAAGGTACCACCATTAACGTAGGTAATACAAATGGCGGTGATAGGTTGTTCTGCTTTATATGGGTCAGGAAAACCATTGTCAGAACCGACCTCAATATCAACTACAGCAATAAGAACTTTGTCTTGGTCATAATCAACCATACCATGATGTTGGTCAGCAATATACGCATACTCAAATCGAGTTTGGCCATAAATTTTTGTAGCACCAGATACCTCTTCAAACTGCTTAACGTATTCTTTGGCTTCTTTAATATCTCCAAATATTTTTTGTTTAAGATAATGACCATCTAACGACTTAAACTCTGTAGGCCGAGTAGATGGTAAATAAAGAGAAGGAGAGTATTCGATCTTTTGTTTTACTCTCTTTCCACCCATGACACCACGGTAAAGAATATTACCGCCGATGCTCTGTACATTTGTATAAAAGTTTTTCATTTAACCCATGATTAATGTTTTGGGAGGAACCACAATACCAGACCCAAAGACTTGATTGTAATTGTTAACAAAGTCTTGAGCAGGAGTATAATAATACACTAGGCGAGATTTGTCAATAGTTACAGTAGTGTTTTTCAACGGTTCGGCGTAAGGAGGAAAAGGTGCAAAACCAACCTGAGGTTGACCCGTTTTATCCATCATTAATTTGATAGATACCGGATTATTAATCACATATTGAGTTTCAGATTCAGATTCTACTTCACCCATAATGTCTTCACTGGACGTTAATTTTAAACCAATAATTGCCATTTTAATCTCCTAAGTTATAAATACTATAAATATACAGTACTCTCGTCATTATACATAAAAAACTGTGAATTGTCAAGAACTTAATGGTATACTTATTCTGATCTGGTGTCAAAAAAGTAACATATGGAGAAATGATGAAACACACAATTTTAGCTATTTTATTGACAGTATTTACAACAATGGTTTTAAGCCAAACGGTAATACCTATTCCGGCAGATATTGCAAAAATTCAAAAAAATAAAGTACTGACCGTATCTATTAAAAGTGGAAATGTTCCTCCATTCTTTAGTGGAGAAGGTGATGATATACGGGGACTTGATGTAGAAATTGCCAAAAGAATTGGTGAAATGTTAAAAGTTCCTGTTGTATTCAAACGAGATGCTAAAAGTTTTCAAGAAGTTGTAGAGCAAGTAGCAAAAGGAGAAGCCGATCTGGCTGTCTCTAAACTATCAATTACTGCACCTAGACTTCAGATAGTTAAATTTTCTAGACCTTATATTACTTTACGTCAAAGTTTGGTTATCAACCGACTCTGGTTAAGTAAAAATACTAACAACAAACCTTTATATTTGGTGATTAGAAATTTTCATGGTGATATAGCTTTTATGAAAGGTTCTAGTTATGATACTTTTGCCAGAATTAATTGGCCAAACGCATCATATGTTCCAGAGACTGATTGGAATGTGGTGATTTCGAAAGTGATGAAAGGTCAAGTTGCTGCTGGATTTAGAGATGAGTTTGAAATTAAAAAAATTGCTTTCGAAAACCCCGAAGCGGCAATTACTACCAAGTTAATTACAATATCCGATTCGGTCGATAACATTGCGGTTGCTGTTAATTATAATTCAACGCATCTACTGACGATAGTGGACTTCTTAATTAAAAATGAATTTTCTAATATTGACTCTAAGAAGTTAATGGAACGATATAAAGAAGAATCTAAAAACCGGAAAGAATTGAAATGAAAAATAATTTAAAGAAAATTTTAACAAGTCCTTGGACAATATTCACCTCTATTGTTTCTTCTGTTTTGGGTGGTATATATTTTCCTGAAGAAACAATTCATTTAGAGATACTTGGTTCAATTTATATCTCTCTATTGAAAGTAGTTGTTCTTCCCTTTCTTCTTGCAACGATTCTTGTAGGTGTTATAACATTATTGCAGAAAGAAGGAAGTTCAAAGATGATTAAGAAGATAGTTATTGGATTTGTAGGATCCATGATTATTGCTGGAGCCATTGGTGTTGGTAGTGTTCTTTTAACGAGTAGTGAATTAACACCAGCTAAAAGGGTACAGTTAGGTGCTCTTGTTAATAGTAAAGATTCTTCAGGTGATATTAATGTTACTTTACGTGAACCTATGCCAGCCATACCAGCATTTGATCCTACACAAATTACTGATAAGTTTATACCAGAAAATATCTTTAAAAGTCTTGATGCTGGAGAGAGTCTTAAAATTGTAATATTCTGTTTGATTTTTGGTATTGCTCTAGGTAAAATCAAATCAACAGGTCAAGCGGTATTGGTTGATATGTTACAGTCAATACAACAAGCGGCTATTTCAATCTTTAAGTTTCTAAACTATTTTTTACCATTTGCCCTTTTTGCTATGATCTCGGCACAAGTGAGCAAAGTAGGTATAGGAATATTTGGTACAATGATTGAATTGATCTTTCAGCAGGCAGTTGGAGGAGTAATTCTAATTGTTTTATCTACCTTTGTTATATGGAAATTTGCTAAACAATCTTTAATGGATGTTATTAGAGCCACAAAAGAAACATTAATTGTTGCTATTTCAACTCGTAGTTCTTTAGCCTGTATTCCATATGCACAAGAGGCTCTTCATAAGTTGAAGTTCGATAAAGGTTCTATAGAGTTAGTAGTACCACTTAGTCTTACTGTTAATCGATTAGGCTCAATTGTATACTTTGCAATTGCGACCGCCTTCATTGCAAACATATATGACGTATCTTTAGGTGTTGTTGGTTTACTTCTCATTCTGTTTGGCAGTGTTTTAGCAGGACTTGCGTCTGCTGGAACAACAGGTATCTTAACGATTGCTACAATAGCTGTTGTATGTGATCTATTAAAGTTACCTAGTGAAGCTGTGGTGATTCTCCTCATTGCTATTGACCCATTGATGGATATGATTCGTACTGCTTCGCATGTCTATTCTAATA